CAGAGCGCTGAACCCATAGACGCGTACTTGGCCAGGCGTAAAACACCATGGTCAGGTACGTCGGCCCGTCGAGATCTGGTGGCGTCGATAGCCTTACTCAAATTCGGCCATCGACTAACCATCAGCCTGACGAGCTGATTGGAGACTCTGTCGGATGCATCACTCAAGTCGAGTGTTGCTGTTCTCTGATCAAGAGAACCTTGGCGAGCCAAACGCTGATTAGGCGATTGGTCGTCAAATCCGATCAACCCCGAAAGGAGTTCATCCCTTCCGAGAGACGAGAGTAAACAACGAAGGAGTGCCTGCTGTGTATATTGCATACACGCAGGTTCCATCGCGATTATTCTCGGAGCCTTCAACGTTTTAGGTACTGAGATAACCTTCACAGGCATCTCAGCATCGGGTTCGAGGATGTTCACCTGATCCAACTCCCCAACAAAATGGGGATTCGGAATCAAGTACTCGTAAGAGGGAAAGACCTCTTCGAGTCGCCTGGTCCAGGTCCGCATCTGGTATTTTCCATTGCTGGAAAAACCATCAGCGGTAGAGCCTGGTCCATGCTTAGGAAGGAGTTCCCCATAATAGATATCTCTATCCATTTGGGTGAAAACCTCCCTATATAGCAAGTCGGACATTTGTTGGAACTCAGTCAAATCTTCCTGACTGAATCCCATGTCTGACTGACGGACATCCTGCTCACACTCGATATAGTTCTGTATTGCCTTCCTCTCCCTTGCTAAGGTGCAAGGGAAAGAAATCTTGCCAAACATCAACGTAAGTTGACGAATGGCAATGATTGAGTCAATACAGGGTTCATCGAGTAACGTGCCACTACTCCGGTCGAATACACGGGAGAAGAAACCTCCTAGAAATAGGGGGAGCCTTCCCCTTCCTCGATAAAAGGAAGGGTTGATCCCGACCTGACCTTGGTCCAGCCACTTTTGGGTAGCTTTTCCAAGGTCGGGTAGGGTTATCGTTAGAAACGATAACCCCTCATATTCGGTCCGCCTGATGACGGTATTAATGTCATCAGTGGCGCTCGTACAGCATTGGGTTGCCGATTCCTCGGCAACCCGGGACCAGAGTGAAATCAGGCTTTTCATCTACCCCTCTCATTTAGGGTAATAGATCCTTAGCCTATGACACTCAACTAGCGGGGAATCTGGCCTTATCAACCAGACCTACTACAACGTAGTAGACTCTCCCCACTAGACCACAGGAACGCCAAAATGGCGCAAAGAAAGGGGCATCTGATGTACATCTACATCAGAGACCATTGGCGAATTCTAAACTCAGACGTCCAGGTTTTAAAACCTGAACAATCTGAGAATGAACTCGTCAAGGGACACGTGAACGAGATCAAAAGCCACCGCAATGAGAAGGACAACTTTATAGTTGAGCTTCAAATAAACGGTGATTCCTGTCTCGTTCAAGTCCTCTTTCTTCTCGAGAGAGTCGACGTCGTCGATCATGAACCTCCCTTCCGGGTGGCCAGTGATACGAACGACATCCCTCTCTTGATCCTCTACGACTCACCACCCAAGAGCTTGGTGATGAGCGCATCCGTAGCAGCCGTGTACATGGTTTTGAAGCCAGTGTACACAGCGATTTGCTCCGTAGTCGTATAACCGGCTACTGGGACGTCAAAGACGATGTAATGACTCATCGACACTTTGACGTTCTCAGTTGGCCGGAACGGATCCGGAGCAAGCTTCGAATGGTTGACCCTCAACAAGTGCCGATAACGCTTCCCACTGTCGTGGGAAGCCTGCACTTGTATGAGGCCATCACCACTCTGATAGATCGACTCATCCTGCATCGTAGAAATACGAGGCAGGGGAGTCGTCGTACCGGAGATGGTGATGGACAGAGGATCAGTAAATGCCATAGGCATCACTCCTAGGACTCGGGTCACGAGCCCCAATGGCTCGGACACAGGGCAAGCACTTGCTGTCAGCGTCGGGTCAAACCCAGCGCAGCAGCAATGGCCTTCTGGCGTAGCGTTAAACCACTCCAGG